AGCAGCAAGCAAGGGATTATTGATTAAAATGTCACAAAAACTTAAACTATTATTCATGGTTATTTGGCTCACAGTCGCCAATGGTCATATAATAGCTGAAAATGGTATGTTAAGAAATGTTGGCAATGAATATTGCCTTATAACAACAACTAATGGTTTTTACAACATAACCAAAGGTTATGCTGAAGGTCTTCATTTTGGATTAGTAAATTATGAATGTGGTGAAACAATTGGTGTTTTATTTTCAAAATTTGAGTGTAAGTCTTGTGGGTTCTATTGTGAGTATAATGATTTGATCTCTGGTTGCAATTATTACTGGTTACCCTTTATTGTT